GCAGTTGAAATCGTCGGAGAAACAGCATCTGCCTCATATCTTGATTCACCAGCTACAACATCAGCGACAACATACAAAACTCAATTTATGAATCCAGTTAATGTTGCATCTGTTGCAGTGCAAGCAATCAGCGTACACACATCAACAATCACACTTCTCGAAATAGGTGCATAATGGCAACAGGTTCAGACGTATTGAATTTATTACTTCCGCAAGGTGGTTGGATAATTGTTGGTGACGATTTTGACGGCATAACATTTACTGACGATCGTCCACGTTGCACAAAAGCAGAATTCGAAGCGGGTTTTGCACAATTTGACACATTGAAAGCACAACAAGAAGCAGCAGCAATCGCAGCAAAAGAATCTGCTCAGGCAAAACTTGCTGCACTTGGTTTGACTGCTGATGATTTGAAAGCACTTGGGTTGTGAGCAATTATCCTGACGGCACAAATGCCAGGTTGATTGAAGTCGCAGCAGCTGAAGTTGGCACAATTGAAGAAGGCGACAACCTGACGAAATACGGCAAATTTACAAAGGCAGACGGTTTGCCGTGGTGTGGTTCATTTGTTAATTGGTGCGCAGCACAGGCGGGCGTCAAGATTCATTCAGTGGTTGGCACTGCCGTTGGCGCACATAAATTCAAGGAAATCCAACGCTGGTCAAACATTCCGCAATTAGGTTATTTGGCTTTCATGGACTTCCCACATGACGGCGTTGATCGTATAAGTCACGTTGGAATTGTTGTTGGTTTGATTGACGACAAACAATGCGTGACGATTGAAGGCAATACCAGTGGCACAGGCGACCAACGAAATGGTGGCATGGTCATGGTAAAGGTGCGCAACGTTGGCAAAGAGATTGTTGGGTTTGGAATTCCCAAATTCGTACCTTACAAGGGCGAACACCCAACAGTTGAAATACCAAAATCGGGAGTAAAACCGACAAAGGAGAAAACAAAAAAATGGACAAAGCCAAAGCCTTAATTGCTTCATGGGCACGATCATTCATGGCAGCAGCACTTGCCTTATACATGGCGGGCGTAACTGACCCAAAGACACTTGCAATGGCAGGGGTCGCAGCAATTGCACCAGTCGTCTTGCGCTGGTTAAACCCTGCGGATAAGAGTTTCGGGTTAACGGGGAAGTAACTCGGAAACTCACGGCAGCAGCATTGACTTGGGCACTTGCGTTAATGCTGACTGCTTGTGGGTATCAGGGTTGGACACGTTATGAGTGCCAAGAATATGAAAACTGGGCAAAGCCAGAGTGCCAAAAACCAGAATGTATCCCGACTGGAACGTGTTCTGACGACATACTTGGATTCACAACACCACAAACCAACACGCCGCCGCGCACCTGAGGACGTCCACGCGCAGCTGATTTTGATAATTGGTTCAACACTTGCAGCGGTATTTTTAATCGTCACGGTAGGGATAACTTATGCGCTCATATTCGTCACCCAACCAATTGGCGCACAAGCACCCAATGACGCAGCCTTTATTGACCTATTGAAGACCCTAGCCATTTTCTTGACTGGTTCACTGGGCGGTGTGCTGGCTGGCAACGGACTAAAATCCAAGGCAAAGTCAGGTGACACGCCGACACATACGCAAGGTTCTTGATTTGGCGCGCCTTATGCGTCACCCTTGGTGCAGGTGGTAGTCCTTACCACCAAGAATCGGGAGAATTCAAAATGGTCGTTGATCTATTAGACCCGCAGGTTTTGCGGGCGTTGTTCCTTATCGGTGTTCTTTGCACCTTAGCCGCTGCACTTGGTTACTCATTTGGGCACAAAGACGGAAGCCGTGAAGGCTATACCCGCGGGCGTGCAATTAGTCGCCACATCTCACAAGCCAAAAGGGAAGTGAAATAAATGGGGTTTTTGGATAACTACGAAGGCAACAAAGAGCGCACGGATCGTTGGATTGCCACTTTTCCACAAGGAATCATTCATGCCGTCATTGAAAAATTTGACGCTGACAAGGGCTATGTCCTAGTGAAGGCAATGGGTTATCGAAACCAAGAAGAAACCATACCCGCTGACATTGACTACGCTTATGGGTTTTTAGCTGCTTACAATCCGAACATGAAACGCTGGTTTGTTGAGGATACGGTGACAAGCGCAAAACTTAGGGTTATGGCTAACTTGCTAGGTGGGACAGAAAAAGCCACAAAGGAAACAATGCAACAAGTTGAATCTATGAGTGCAAAAATTGCCACCGCAGACCCAGCAAAGGAATACGACTACTGGACAACTAAATTTGGCGAAGTGCCAAGTTACAAAACTGAAGAAGACATGGAAGCAGCTGGTGTTCCAACTTTGGCTTCAGGTGTGGCAGAAATTGCAACACAACTAGGCGGTCAATTGGCTGCTGAAGCACCACAATGCCGTCACGGCCACCGCATTTTCCGCAGCGGAAACAGTGCAAAGACCAAAAAAGACTGGGCAAATTATTCATGCGTAGGGCGCAAACCTGATCAGTGCGACCCAATATGGCTAGTGCTAACCAGCGACGGAACTTGGAAGCCACAAGTATGACAAAGCCACGCTTAATCAAAATACTTGTCTGCATTGAGGTTGTCTTGTTTTTGCTATTGATTGGGGTGGCATTTCTATGAGTGATTATTGGGAAGTAATACAAGTCAAAACAATGACTGGCAAACTCATGTGCGAAGGTGAAGTGGTTGCCGAATACAAAGTTGAGCAATGCGACAAGTGTTCAAGCATTGTTAAATTTGACGAATTTGGCTACCAAAAAGGCTACGGCAATGAAAAAATCATTTGGTTTTGTGCGGGTTGCCGTTGAAGGCGCACCTGACACACAACGAACAAATGGTGTGCATGTTGGCAGCAATCAAACTGACGGCAGAATCAACCAAAGGCTTGGACAATCCCCAGCGTTATCAAAAAGAATTGGGGACGTTTGACTATTTGGTTGAATCAGCCGAAGCAATTGGCAGCGAATGGGTGGTTGCAAAGTATTTCAATCTTCCATTTGACCCATACGAAAACAAATTCAAGGTCAAGGCTGACGTAGGCAATGCAATTGAAGTGCGCTGGACGAAATACATTTCCGGCCAACTGATAATTCACGAATACGACAGGCCGACGGACATTGCGGTGTTGGTGACGGGTCAAGCACCCAACTACTTCATTGCAGGGTGGATACCCATTTCAATGGCACAACGCCCAAAATACCGTCACACCAAGCAACCAAACTGGTGGGTCACACAGATCAATCTTCAGCCAATCGAGAATTTGAGGAAATCCAACTATGGACACAGTGCAATTTGAATGTCGCAATTGCAAAAAGGTGACAAAGCAGCTGATTCAGAAAGTGACGGACTTACTGCCACCCAATGTCGAAATCATTCAGTGCGTGGTGTGCAGTTTCATGACAGTTGCACAGATTGGTCAACCCAATGCCAATCTATGAGTTTAAATGCACGGTGTGCCAAATCAGTGTTGAGGTGGATAAGTCAATCCACGACGAACGCCACCCAATCTGCTGCAACCAAGACATGACCCGCACCTACTCAACCTTCGGCATATCCTTCAAAGGCACGGGCTGGGGTGGGAAGTGATTGTGGTGCTTATGGGAATTCCTGGGGCTGGCAAATCAACGTGGGTTCTAAAGCACAAAACAGGGTTTGAACACGTCTTCAACACTGAAGCGGTACGAATCAACCGTGAATTGGACATTGCCATGTTTATGCACATGCAACGCCACAAGGCCGTGGTAGCCGTGGAATCGGGCAAAGACTTAATCGCTGACGGGACGCACACAATCAAAACACACAGACAAGTGTGGCTTAATTTGGCGCAACGATTGGGCATTGAAACCAAATTGGTTGTCTTTGATACAAGGCTGGAAACGTGTATCGAAGTGCAAAAACAACGCGAATTCCCAGCACCATTGAAGGTCGTACGCGATCATCACAAACGCATGCAGTTGGCAAAGTTGCAGGTTAAACGTGAAGGGTGGGATTCAATTGAAGTCATTACACGTTAGAAGTTATCCACAGGCTTTATGCACAGGGGTGCAAAACTTGTGGGACACGCCCAAGGCCATGCGTAAGTTATTCATTTGCTTGACAGTCGCGGTACGCTGGTTTCGCTTGAAGCGAGACGCTGAGGCGTTGATCTCGCAAGGGCGCAATCGGCTAATGGGCAAGGTCTATGTCATTGCGGCATTGCTTTCAATAACAAGCATTACAGAATCAGCAGCTGCTAACTATTCAATAGACCATTTGAAGTTATATGCACATTCTAGGATTCTTGATTACAAGGAATTCCAATGCTTCAACAAGATAATCACCAAAGAATCGCGTTGGTCATATTTAGCGCGCAATGGCAGTCATTATGGGCTAGGGCAAATGCGATCTACCTACTACCGTGACCTTGACCCATTCAGACAGATAGACGCAACGATTCGTTATAATCACAAACGTTACTTGACCCAGTGCAATGCTTGGTCATTCCATTTGAAGCACGGGTATTACTAATGGCAAGCGCACTCAAAGACAACGGCAGCACTGGCAAGTGGCGCAAGATACGGGCACGGATATTGCAACGGGATT